AACATCTGCCCCCACGATTTCACTCACTTCATCCCAATCATCGTGAAACTCAATCAGCGCCAGCAGCGCATCCAGTTCTTCAAATGTCAACGAAGTGAGTGTCATTTTGATGCACGAATGTAAGATTTGTTGATGGTGGTTTGCCACTCATTCGGAACAGAAAGTCGGGAGTTCATCTTCACCCAACGACCCTGAAACTTCACAAGAACAGTCATCAGTAATCGTAGTTGGCGTTCAGGTACTCATTGACATCGAACTTCTCAGTATCACGAAGTTCAGGAATGTCAAGGTCAAAGATTTCACCAGGCATGTCCTGGATCTCTTGCCACATCTCATCAAACATTGGTGTGCCTCTCAGGTACGAATGTAATGTAACAGGGGGTGGGGGGCATTGCAACCCCCCGTGTGCCAGTTCACTGATTGGTCAGGGCACCCTGGGCATTCAGCACACCCCAGGCGATACCATTGTCATACAAACCCACGTAACGGTTGCCGACACTCAGTCCGACAATCTCATCACCAGGTTCACCAATCAGGTTCACGCTGAAGTATACATAATCGCTGAGAAAGTCAGGGGTACGAAATTTCATCACTTGGATTTTCTCCCAGAGGATAGTAGCAACCACGAAGACAATTGCGGCAGCGGTGAGCACGAAGGTCTTCGAAGTCTTGTAGAGTTTCTGATAGTCAACCTGCTGCAGTTGCACGAACAGGTCATCGGCAGGGGGGAAGGATTTGGTCAGGTTCATGGTAGTAATGGCGTGGGAGGTGTGTGTAGAGAATTCCTCAACCACGAATGTAGTATGGCACGGCAGGGGGGCAGGCGCAAGGGGTTGCAACATTCCGTAACATCAACGAATCTTATCAGACTCATCAGGTTTCCCGATGCTCGGGGGGCTTGACAAGATATCAAATATTGATTAGAATACCTTTGTGGTCGTTGATAGGAATATAAGCTTTATATAATATAATATAAACTCTAAGACCCTTAGGTGACATATAAGGGGTAAAGAGTGAATTATAATAAAGCATATTTAAATGGTGTGGGAAGGGGTGAGTGGGGTGAAGCACATATTCTTGCACATAAGGCGTAGGCTCTTATGTTATATCTCGCCTCGTAGACAAAAAAAAGGCAGGGACACCACTCCCTGCCTCACTCATCCATAACACCCATATATGATTATATGATTATCTCGCGCAGGGTAACTTTTTCCAAATGCAGAGGCAAACCCATTCCTCTTAGTTTGATATCATATATCTCGTTATATGATATTATGATATATGATATTATGTATCACATGATCTCGTTGAGATGATGCATGATCTCGTAATGAAATACACACATCATCTCGTCGAGATTTTAATCAACAATCACGGAAGATGTGATAGGGACGATAGTTGCTACCATCGCTACAGGCAGTGAAATCATAACGCAGCGCAGTGTCCCATGTTGCCTGCCAGTCCACTACGATTGCACAAGGCAGAGCCTGACAGTCCACTACGATTGCACAAGGCAGATCATAGAGATCAGAATAGAATTCCTCAGCAAAATCTGCCTCATTCTCATAGCAACCTTGATAACGCTCGTCACAATCTTCAACGTAAGAAAGGTCACCCATTTCTTCAATCAGGGCATCCACTGCCTCATAACCAATTGCCTCACCACAACGAACATATTCCTCATAGAAAGACACGAAGTCTTCTTCATTGTGCTCATCAATGAATTCCAGAATGTCTTCGAGAGAATATTGCTCATCCAGCAACTCATCGATTTTCTCAACAGTTGCGGCGTTGAGAGTCTCTTTGTAGGAAGCGGTGAGAGTGATTGCCATGGGTTGGTTGCCTCAGGTACGAATGTAATGTAGCAGGAGTTGGGAGGAGTGTCTAGCGGGTGTGTGCCAGATTCTGGAGTGTCACACCGTGCCAGGCATCAGAGACACTTCCACACGCTTAAGGTTTAAACCAGCGAGTTGATTGTTAACACGCTTACAAATTACATCAGTGGCATTCTTTAACTTAGAACGTTCGTACCAGATAGTGATACAACCATCCCAAGTTTCAACCTGAATTCGAATGTCTTTCATGAGGTGGATTTCTCAGGTACGAATGTAATGTAACAGGGCACCATCCAGAAGTCTAGTGCCCTTGTGCCAGTTTCAGATTTGGCACATTTCAACTAATCTGTTACGAATATCGAACAGTTCCATCTCATCCATATCTGCAGAATCTAAGTCTACAGGAGCAAACTCTTTGAGATTTACTGTACCATCGGCATAAATCGGAGCATAATAGAGTTCATCACCATCTTCTTGTGAAAGAGTGAACACACAACCGTAGTTGGTGGCAGTAAAAAGAACCATGGTGCTCTGCTGTTCAACAAAATCAATATAACCCAGATTTAGGCAGCCTTCAAGCGGTACTGTGCCAGTTTGATATCTGGCACACTAGAAGATATCTGGGATATCCTTTATGGTAACATCGACTTCTTCGTCACCTTCTAGGTCTAGTACTTCTCTCCAATTAATGGAGTCTAGATCTAGATCTTCATAACACTTTAAATCTAAAGTAACGCGCACCGTGCGTTTTGTATACGTGGCAGGCATGTGATTCTCGTGCGATGTTTACTCGATTATATCATGCATAGTGTCTATACGCTAGCGCATCATAATCTTGCGTATCTCGTGCATAGTCCTCATCGACGTCACTATCACTACCCACACTATAATGCTCGTAGTATGAATCTTCGTCGAGAGTGTAATCGTTTGAATATGTGTATTCGATGTCGTAATCGTCGTACATAACTCGTCGAGATTGTTTAAGTTCTAGTGTATTGTATCATGCTCTCGACGAGATTGCAAGCCTTGCGCCCACCCAGATCTCGTCGAGATTCATAATGATATATATGTATTCTCGTCGAGATTGTTAAGAAATACTGATATTATGATATGTTATGAGTCTCGTCGAGCAATCTCGTGCATCTCGTAGGTCTCGTAGAATCTCGCGGCGCCCTGGTACTTGACAACTGCGCGTTCTTGTGCTAACGTGCTAAGCTTACATAAGGACGGGGCATTAACTTATAATAACTTATATTAATCAGGCATTAACTTATAATAACTTATAATAACAGAGCATTAACTTATAATAACTTAAAAAGAAAAAATATTTATAAAAGAATACAAGTCTCAAATATATTTTCTTTAACATTAGGTTAAAAGTACCAGACTATACAAAAATATCAAAATATACTACACCTTACATTATATCAAACAACACTTTATTATACATAGAATCAGTACACTTTACTATAATAATGGCACGGGGAATCATTTACCTCATTCTTAACAAACAAAATGGGCACAAATACGTGGGAAATACCACACTTGCCATGAATAAAGAATGGGTACATCACATAGAACGTTCGAAAAGAATGTCCTCCGAACCCTTACACAAGGCATTCAGACAATATGGTACTCACAACTTTATGATTAGAGAACTTGATGAATGTGAAGAGATTGAAATAGAGAATAAAACAAACTACTGGATAGGGAGATATACACCAGAGTACAATGAAATTAAAGAGATTATCAAAGAACCAGAAGAATTAAAAGAAGAAAAGAAAAAAAGAGCATATAGTAAATCACCACATCTTACTCCTTGGAATGAACACACAAGAGGAGATGGTAAGAAACTGGGATTTAAAATACGTGGTAAGAACTTAGAAACTGGTCTCTGTACTGATTATGAAAGTGCAAGAGTTGCCGCAGAACAAGTCACAGGTAATCCGATTAACAACTCAAACATTCTACTTGCCGCCAAGACAGGAAGAACTGCATACGGACATAAGTGGCAAATTTTAGAATCTAAAGAACATAAAAGAGCAGTATTTGGTGTCAATAAAAAAACCGAACAGATTGAAATTAGATATGAAAGTGTGGCGGCGGCAATTCGGGAATTTGAATGTACCGATAAACACGCGATTCTCAAAAGTTTGAAGAATCCTGGGCGGTATAGTTGGAAAGGGTATTATTGGTTTTATGTTCGTAATTAACCTTGTTGCTTTCTTAACAGTTGAAGAGCACGTAATTTTTCACCAGGACCTCTGAGATCAAGAGGAGCATTTGTTTTTGGTGGAACTAATTGTGCCTGTTTGGTTTGTTTTGGCAGGTACTTATCTCTGAAATCAGAAGGTGGTGGTGTGGTATTGGTCGGAGTTGGTTTTGGTTTATAGACTTCATAAGGCGATGCACCATCACCTTTAGATTCACCGACTGGTTCTCTTGCTGGTGTACTACCCAAAGAAGACTTTCTTAACTTTGCATTATATTGTGTTCTTGCCATTTTGTCCATTCCAAGAGTCGGTGAACGGTCTGGAATTTGCCAACGATTTGGACCTCTTCCTAAATCTGGTCTTCCTGGACGATCATAACGTGGGTCGAATCCTCCTCGGGCACTAATATCACGATATCGAATATCTTCTTGAAACTGTGAGAATGTTTTCATGAGAAGTTTTATTTTTATTTATTTTCTTGAGAACGTTTTCCAATATTGAGGCGAAATGAATCCCTGTGAATAAATCATTGGTTGCTCCTTTTTAAGTGTCAAAAGTGCATCTCCGACGATTGCCAATCTTTGAAATGACTGAAATTCAGAAACAGAAGGACTCGTCTTGTGAGGTGTTCGACTCGGAAAAATCATCACCGTTCCTTCACACGGGAAAAAGTTATATTCTGGTGTCGTCTCAAAATTGAATCCATTAATCATTGATTCTTCATCATTTTCTTCCTCAAAGGAATCAATCGAATCGAACAGTAAATTTGGTTTATGTCGATTAACAAATGTCAATTCATTACTACCATCATCGACATCCAAATAATAAACAAAAGAAATCTGACTTGTCGCATGATAGTGCTCTGGTATGTTCTCCTGATTCGAATAACTTCTTGAAATCCAACTTTTCATAATTTGAACATCAAAAATATCCCGAATCATGAGAGTCTGATGACAATAATTTAAAATATGGTCACTGATATCCAGAAACAAATCAGACAATTCATCCTCTAAATGTAGAATTGGTTTTCCACAATTTTCACTCACCGTATTGATGCCATCATATCTGGACTTATGTGGAAATTGATATCGTTCATAAATCTTATTCAAAAATATCTGCCTGTACTTTACATGATTCTCAATTTCTCCGATGTAAATCGTGGTCGGAAAAATATTCACGGTTTGATATTTCATGTTCACCACTTACCAATTGGACACTCAGAAGAATTAAAAACAACCTTATTCTTCATGAAACATCCACACTTTGTACATCTCTTTGAACTTGAGACAAAGTGTTCACATACCTGACACATATCATATCGTCGTTGTTGTTCAAATTCTGATGCAAACAAGTCCTGCCCTTCGGCAACATCACTCATAATCTTTTGTACCAGCTCGGCCAGATTTTTTCCTTGCTCTCCTAGAGAAGGAAACTTATTCTCATTCTTCGAATCGGGGTGCGACATAGAACCATCCAGTAACGACATATTTACAACCAGACAAAACTAGTCCACCACGATGAGCATGAGTCATTCCGGCAGGCCAAATCAACAGTGTTCCAGTTTTGGGTTTAATTCTTCTTTTATAATATAAAAACTCGGTTTCTCCACCCTCAAATTCATCATTTAAATATACCATCCAGACTAATTTTCTTGAGGCATGTTCTCCACCGTCCGTGTTCTCATCGTGCCATACATGATAACCACCACCTGCAGGAGTCTTCTGAACTTTCTGAGTCAGAGTATAAAACTTACTTCCTTTCAGATGTCCGAAGATATCTGTATAGTCCTCAAGGTGCTCATAAAGAACATCATTCAGTTCACGATCGGCACGGTCCCAGTGAATATTATTGCACATGTGCTGAAGGTCCATGGACCAATTAAATCTTCCTGCCGTTTTGGTCGGAAACTGACTCCCATCATCCCAGACGGCATTGGTATTGTGATGATAATCAAAAGTATCAATAATTGCCCGACAAAATCCTGGAGAAAGTGCTCCGTCATAGACACCTATAAAATCGGAATAATTACCCCCAAGAGTTTCTTCCTCATTCATCTTGGTCATCACTTGAAATAAATTCAAATGACCCGTATCCTTCCGGCATTGAAGAGGCAATTTCAGAATAGTGTTTGCTCATAAAACCTTTCCTATCAATACCCCATTTATCGGTGGGACAAGACTCAAGCGAATCCGACATCTTTGTGATTAAATTACACCCACATTCAAGACACTTGAATTTTTCGGCATCAAAGTATTCACAAGTCTTGCAAATATCAAATCGTTCTTGAAAAACCTCACTGGATGCCTTATAGGTGTAATCTTGATTGATGAACGCATTTAAAAACTGAAAGCAGTATTCTTTAATTTGTTCAGAAAATAGTTCTGGATTATTTAAATTAAATTTCATATCAGTAAAAGTGTATAGTTTATATTATAAGATTTATTATCAAGATTGTAAAGTCTTTAACTTATAGCTCCTTTGACGTTATTTGTATTGGCACCAGTTACATTATAACCGGAACCGAATATGGCTCGTCCGGCACCACCTCCATTACCAGCAGAATTTCCTCCTGCGGAACCCCATCCACCACCAGAGGCACCACTATTTCCTTTTGCACCAGTCGAATTATTTCCATTCGCGGCACAACTATTTGTGTTTCCATTATTACCACCATTACCAGTTCCTTGATTAGTGTTTGCCCCTTGTCCGGCACCACCATTACCACCATTACCACCAGTACCGCCAGCAACAGTATAATAATATCTGTAATTACAATTTCGGTTGTAGGCATTTACACATGCCGATCCTCTTTCTTGCCTTTTTCGACATCTTTTTCTATTTCCTCCCACAGGATTACAGTTTCCATTACTGGCGAGGTTCCATCCAGCACCAATTGCTTGTGCTCCACTTAGACAGGTTCTGTTACATGCTCTTTGAGGATTGGTTGACCCACCATCATAAACTCTTTGGGTACTACCTGCACTATAAAAACAGCTCAGACCAGGTCCATCACCACCTTTACTCCCTGCTCCTCCTCCACCACCACCTGCCCAGATTCTTCCAGTGGAATTAATTGTAATTTCAACCTTTGCACTGGACCCACTTCTATTAGAATTATTAGTTACTTGAAGAGCATCACCACCTTTAGATCCATTTCCACTATTTGCACTACCACCGGCACCACCAGATCCATAGATATATCCACCTACAGAAAATTTCATATTATAGGCTTCGGCATCAAAACTACCCCCAGTATTGGTTGTATTTGTTGCCGCCATCACTCCATTCACATTAAAAAATTTAATGACATTTCTGTTAAGATTACTATTCCAAGATTGTGCATCAATATCTAGAGTGGTATCATTTCCAGATTGAGAAAGTATGTAATATTTAATTGAACCTCTGAATTGTGATGCCTTAAGATTGCTGCCAGGGGTGGTAGTAGTGACAATATTCGCATTTTCTGTTGCGTTCGGTACAATTGGATCTGTACTGTCGACATTAGTATTTCGTATATAAGTAGAAAATTTTACAGTATTAAAGTTTCCACCAAATACAGATTGAAGGGATCTGAAACTTATTGAACTATTTCCATTAAAATAAGTGGTGGTATTATTACTTACAGACATTTCTAATTACATAGACTTTTTTTTATTTATTCTCACTATACTTAATTGCGACAGTAAATCGATGCCTGTCTCTAAACGATGTTGCCTTATGAACAATGGCACCATCGAACATTACAATTCTATTTGGTTTTGGTAAAATACCATAAATGTTATCATCAATATAAAACTGGGTTTCACCACCATCATTTAAACTCCAGTCATCTTGGGGATAATAAAGAAATGTAATTACATCTTTACCATCAACATGGAAATATGGATTTTCACTTGCGGCAAAGCAATTGATATACATTCTATCAAATTCCATCTGATTAATCATTGGAATTGTAGATTCAATTTTTTTTCGTATTAGTGAATAAATTTCTTCTCTTTCTGGAATATCATGAACCATTCCAGTCGGGGAAGTTTCATCATTATCACGTTCTCCATAATAATAATCACATGTTTTACAATATTCTAGTATTTTATTTTGTTCATGTGACGAAAAAAAATTATCACATATTTGAACTTCATTCATCCCCATATTTTAAAACCCTAACATTAAATGAAATTGTAACTCTTGGATTATTTGGAGTTGGTGGTCCAGATTTAACCTCGTGCTCCAAATAACATGGGAACATAATTAAATCACCTTCTTTTGCTTTTACACTACACTTTTCACCATATTTTGATGATTTAAATTCAATAGAAGTAGTTCTAATTCTTGAAAGTGGATCGGTAAATGTTAAAGGAGAATGGACTGATGAATCATAAGAAAGGAAATGAACACATGCAAAGTGTATAGGTTTATTATAATCCCCCATATGCGTATGTGCCTCTTGATATTGACCATTATCATAATAATTAAACCACATGGAATCAATATCCGTTTCCCAATTCTGGTCAAAAAAAGTCTTTAGTACATTAATATATTGCCCTCTAACCTCATTTGAAATTTCACCATCATCAAAAAATATACGATTTAATTGATCATTTTCAAATGAAGTAATAATATTCGTTGTTAACCAACCTTCTGGAGAAGAAGATGATAATTTATCTTTACAACTTTCAATATAAGGAAGAATTAAATTTTTTAACTTTTGATTGTCTTCTACAGAACTATGAAATATAGAAATTGGAAATAGTTCTCTTCGATATCGACTCATTTTATTTCATATGATGATTGTGGTCTTACATATTCTACATCATTCCAGTGCCTTATGACACCAGCAACAATAAAGCAATTTGTTATAAGATATGTAGTAAAAATAAATGTACGTATCATGGCAATTGTATCTGCCTCTTTATTTGATTTTGAAGCTTTTTCTCCTAAAGATTTTGCCCACCAGCGCCATATATTTTTATTCTTCATATCTAGATTTTCTACTTTTTATATATTTAAGTTCTTTCCATTGATTACGGTAACACAAAACTAAAACCCTTTCATTTCTATGTAAGCAACATGCCTGATAATTATCACAATCCTTTGGACGAACAGAAATCTCAATAGTTAGATATTCTTTTTCTTTAAAGTATACCCAACCTTCTAATTTACGTTGATTATCCCACTCAACATAATCGTTTACCTGTGGTTCATACATATGCCGCTTCAAGCGGAGTTTGTTTTATAATCATTGCGGAATAAGGAGAAGTTTTTTGGACATCTATTTTATTTCCACACTTGGATGAGTTGATGGGTGCATGATAGGAATTTGTTTTTGTGTTGTAGAATCCCCAGATGCAGCGAACATTCCCACCATTATTGTAATCAAACCTGCGAAGATGATGAATCCAGATTGCAATAACATTACGTTGAAAGGGTTCAATTTCATAACAATAACCTTTAGGTGCTTTATGTGGAAATTCAATCTTCACGAGTTGCTCTGAGACGAGTTGGGCTGATTCCATCATTCATTAAACTTTCAAGACGTCTTGATGCTTCTGAACGAGTTAGGTGTTCTTCAACAATTTCCCATCCAGTTGTAAAAAATTCTTCAATTCGATAAAGTTTTTCTTCCATATAAGTTAAGTAGTAAATGCTTCCAGAATTCCTGATTCATATTCATCGACCAAAGCAAACTTTTGTGCATTTACAACTTTTTCCATGATTTTATCAACATAACGCTCATCAAATGAGTCTTCGTTGGAAAGAATTTCAAATGCTTCAGTGTCACTTTCGGCAATGAGATTAATGAGTCCACCATATTCACTTGAAGGAAATGGAACCCAGTAATCAAGAATGTAAAGATACTTCATTTTTATTTGTAAATTACTCCTTAATTTTAGAATAGTGTGTTAGATTTGTCAACTGTCTTTGCAATTCAACTTTAATTGAAATTAGATGAGAATACAAGAAATGTTGATATTCATTGTTTTCAATCAATGACGTTAGGTTGTCAATTTGTTGTAATGCAAGAATTAGTTTTGTCTGCTCATTCATCACATAAACTCTTGCATGTAATAATCAACGGTCACTTCTAATTCTGCTGCTTTCTTTTCAATGAAATTGATTCGATGATTACCATTTACGACATAATTCCGTGCTTCTTCCCAACGATTGTGAGAATTGATGTTTTCTTCAGAGTGTTTCATAAAGTCTTCAAAGGCAGTCATGAATTTTTTAATGTCTTCGTTGTTCATTTGGCGTATCGGCAATCAGGGTGAGGTTGAGGAAGTTCGGCACAAACTTTATCATATGCCTTAAACAATTCTTGGTCACGTTTGGCAAGCACACCATTCCACATTAGAATAGCAATGATTGCAAGGAACCAATATGATGTTTTCATTTTTGTTCGGCAGTGGGGATTACAAGTTCAACGACACGCTGCTCACCAGGGAGATCCTGAAGGCGGTCGAATGCTTTTTGAAAGACAACTCCCATTTGCATATAATACATGGAAAGTGCCTTGTTCTCTGCATCATACAGGGCATCTTCTTTCTCTTCAAGAAGAGAAATGATATCCAGAAGTTGACCAGATGTGAGGGTGATAGGACCTTTCATCGGGTGGTTCCCTTGATTACCTCCGTATTATAGGTCAGAAAGACGGCACCACGTCGTACCGTAGTCCAGTTTCAGAAGTGTCCATCATTTCCCAGAGCGAATATAATTTATTATACAGTGCTGGAACACTTCCATATTCTCTGGCGATTCTATTTTCATCGGCATTTTCAAGATTCTGAAGAGCCGATAGAATTACACCAATTTCATGAACATTTAGATTTACATTCGTTTCAGTCATAGTTTTCTAAAATAGAATGAATTTTGTCAATAATGATACTACACTCATCGGCATAGTTTTCTTCTTCTAAGATACCTTCCTGTTCAACGGCATCTAAAATAATTTCCCATTCACGTTCTGTAAAAAATTTCTTGATTGTTTGCACTATCTCAATCCCAAGAAACATTTTGCAAAAGAAAACCAGGCATTACATAAGTCCATGCACCAAGTTCCTGATTTCCACCAACTTTATATTCCCATTTATATTCAAACTTGTTATGACTATCCCATGTCATATAACCTTTCTCTTTATCAAAGCGCCCTTTGATTGTAAGAGCATGTTTATTGGAAAAGATATTGCGAGTACGAAGTGCTCCACCAGTTTCGCGGGTTTCAATCACAACACAATTATCAGGATAGGTTTGAATACCTTGCTCCAACATACATGGAGTTTCATAACGAAATGGACGATAAGTTTTTTGTTCTTGTGCAACTGCAGGAGCAGCAGCAATCAGAACAGTGGCAAGAGCAAGCAGTTTTTTCATGATTTCAAATGTTTAATGAGTTCTGGAAAATTTGCATGTCCTTTGTATAATATACCACCTATTATCAGTATGTCAAGTAGAAAGAACACCACTAACACAATGGTAACGTAGAGTGCATCTTTCTCTGATTTATTCATCCAACAACTCTCCAACAAACAGTGGCGTTTCCTTTTTTGGTCGATTCGATGTGGGAAAATGCAGCATAACTCAAATCAAGGTCGGCATGAGAATATGGACCACGATCATTGACTCTAACAATTACTTGTTTTCCGTTGTCTTGATTTGTTACCCGTATGCGTGAACCCATAGGTAAATAAGGATGAGCTGCAGTCCAACGATAAGCATTAAACCGCTCACCATTTGCAGTAGTTTGACCATGAAAACCATCTCCAACTCCGTAGTATGTAGCGATACCACAGGCAAGACCAGCAATCAGAGATTCAATCATCACCTCAATTCAATACGATCAAAGATTAGCATACCTATCTCAAAAAGTAAATCCTGGTCCATATCACCCATAGCACCCTGAATTCCTTCAACTATTGCAGTTTGCATGTATTCAGTAAATTTTTCATCGGCATAAATGTATTCAAGCACTGCTGGTTTGAGTGCATCAGCGATTTTGGAAATAGATTGAGCGGAGAGTTGCATAATCAGTTTTCGGGGTAGAGTTTCCAACCATCGGGATAAATTCCCATCTCTTCACAGCGCACCTCATAGGCAATACGCTGGAGAAGACGTAAATCCATAGATTCAACTGCTTTCAGAATGGAGCGGCGAATCTGGGCGTCTTGAGCGGTGTCGGTGACCATTGCGATTCCCTTGATTACCTAGGTATTATAGGGCAGAGCACAGGCGGTTTCCAAAGAACTGTGCCACTTGTGGGACCGTCCACCCATTCTTATCAAATAGGTACTCTAGATATAGGGTTTCTTCTTGCTCCCGTGCTTCTATTTCGTGTGGTTGATGACAATAGTCATAAAATTCGACTGGTTCTTTATCATAATACATTTTTCCGCTTCGAAACCGCAGTGAACCGACTACCCACTGCCGCAGGTGGGTCAGTTCATGTAAAAGAGTTTTTATATACAACTCCTCCTCCATATGGGTGTTCAGTTCAATCAGGAAGTGACGTGGGCGATAGGTTTCACCCACAACATCACAATACCCATAAACATGCTCACGCCTTAATCCACGATGAACAATATCCACCGTAATCTTGTGGCGGGGAAAGAAGCGATTCAGAAACCAAGCGGTAACATCCTCACAGACCCGTTTGCGATAACCATATCCAGTGTGCGTAATGTGAGACATTGACCCCAGTGCAGAAACCAAATGAACGATGAAACAAACAGGAGTTTTTCTTTAGCAGTCATGATCACTTCTGATACAGATAACCACCTGCCCAGTCGGCATTCTCAAGCAACCATTCACGTTGTTCAATGATGCGAAGATCATAACGAACACCTTTGGCAGGAGACTTCCAGGATGCAGACTTATAGACTTGACCAGTTTTTTTATCCACAAAAGCATGAACACTACGGGAACCGTTTGCACTCATAATGATTTTATGATACTTACGACCCGTTTCAGGGTAGAACTCATAATCACAAATACCCTGCTTCAGTTTATCAATCTGCTTTTGATGATACTCATGAGTATCAGCATCATCAATAAAATTTTTGATGAGACTTGATACTATACTCAATGAAGTTCT